ACATTGTGCAACTCATCCATCTCATAGCCATTCTGTATCCTTACCTCAATAGCCCCTTGGTTTTGATGGCTACGGGTAACAATGCCGACATAAATTAAATGCGCTGGGGCATATTGTTTAATATTTGTATAACTTCCAGCAACGGTTGAACTTAGATATAACTGTGCGCCCTCTGCAAATGCAGATGTATTTAATCCGACTAACTGACCAAATACAGTAGCATAACCATTTTGATTGTTTGGAATATTGGCAGTGATAATGCCCATAGTTTGTGCGCTGGTTGCATCACCAGTTGCTATTGCCCTTGAAACAACAGCTTTGTTACCTGCCGCCCCACTAATATAGACAACTGTACCCTTAGTCATTACAGAGCCAGATTCGTTACGCACTTGGGCTAATAAGGTAGATGCTGGGGATGCCTCTGATACTTGAATATTTGCAACAGTTCCAGTCTGGGTTACGACTATACTGCCGTCATCTGAAGTTATTTCAGTAATACCACCGCTAGATGGTGAAACTTCTAAATTAAATGTAGTGCCATTATTTGTTATTTCGACTGTATTGCCAGTAGATGTAAGTGCTTGCACCCCAGTAGATCCACCCATGAATCGACCTATGCCATCTTTACCAGCCAGATCAACTGCATTGCCCCATTCACCACTAGGCAATTCAAATCTTAACTTAGTGCCTTTCCATTCGTGATTCGGCTTATCGCCCTTATCGCCTTTAATAGACAGACCATCAACACCATTTTTGCCGTCAATGCCATTAGCGCCATCTTGCCCATCTTGACCGTCTTTACCATCCTGCCCGTTTTTGCCATCTATTCCATCTCGACCATCTAAACCATCCTTGCCATCTTTACCGTCTTTGCCATCAGATCCACGCTCACCATCTTTGCCGTCTGCGCCATCCTTACCAGCATCACCAGTATCGCCCTTATCACCTTTTTCGCCTTTATCACCTTGATCGCCTTTGATTGATTCTGGCATGACAATAGCATCAACTCTATCTTTAAGTTTTGCTAGTGCCTCGGTTAATAATGCGACTAATTCATTCATAGTCCTAGTTTCGACCTTATTTGAGCCATTACGCCAGTATTATCATCTGGGGTTTCCTCATCATCTGGTAGATCAGCCATGCCATTAGTAGCATCAGCCTCTAAACTAAGTAGGTAATCATCGTAGGTAGTAGATTCTCTGATCACTTCGCCTTGTTTCAATGCGTAGAATAGTTCCTCTTTAGGTATGCCACCGACTTGCCATGCTTTCATTAGCGCATCTAAGTCTTGAGCAGACATAGGCACTGGCATAAAGTCAGTATTCATATCGATTTCAATCTCGCCCTCAACGCCATACCACATAGCCATAAAGCGAGTGATCTGCTCAAAGTTCTCACCTGCTAACTTAACCAATGCGGCTAATACACTAGCCTCGCCATTGGATCGCATGAGCAAAGTACCAGCAGACTCCACGCCTGCTTTCTCTGGGGCTAACATCCTTGCACCAATAGCCGCCATTTGTGATTCTTTTTGTAATAGGTTTTTCTCTAGTGCGCCTAGACCTTGACCAGTGAACTCTAGGAAACCCCAGTTAGCACTGCTGTCGCTAGATACAATGGCAGTAGATGAGCCAATGCTTACTTTCTCATTCTCATCAAATACAAACCCAGCCAACATAGGGGTAGGCAAGCCAGCGAAATGACAGCCACGCTCATAGTCAGCAGTAACCCGATAGTGAGCAATGTTTAGATCAGCTAAATCTAGTATTGGCGGATCTTGTAAGTCTAAGCAATTCTCTCTTGCGCCAAATGCCCAGAATGGGATAAATGAAATCGGCATACCTTTTATTAGCGGTACTATATCATTCTCAAACTGCACCCAATCGCCTCGGCTATTCTTGCGGTATATTCTTTGTATATACCCAATCTCTGTTAGAAGTAATGCTCTAATCTGCGGATTTGTTTCGTACTCAAACTCATTCTTTTGCACTTCGTAATATTCTTGCAACTTGATCATTACAGGTTGCATGACATTGTTTACCCTAGTAACACGCCAATCTAGGATTGATTCAGCAGGGTAGTAAGTAGTATAGGGGCGCAGATTTGCTTTAGCGGCATCAGCTAGGCTTGCAGGGGCTTCAGTAACGCTAGGATACTCGACTAAGATACCAGCACGACCTACTTGTAATAGATCATAAATAGTCATCATGGCAACTGCATCTATGCTGTTACCTTTGAGATCTAAGTCATCAAACATAGACTCTAATGCAGGTGGGTAAGTCTTTTGCATCTCTTTACGAAACACCATGCCGACTAATCCCTCAAGGGTGCGACCAGTAGCATTGAAATATGTGGCTCTTAATTTGTAGGATTTGTAATCATGGTCTGTTTGATCTGCTAAACGAGGTAAGAACTTCTCGCCAGCATTGTGAATTGCGCTTTGCCCCTCGCAGGCGGCTCTTGTTTTAAACCACTTCTCTGCATAGGCTTCATATTTGTTATGTTTGTTATCATTCATATTAAACACCGCTCATTCGTATATGTTGGATTGTTCTTGCCCGTATAGGGTAACGGTACGCAATACAATAACCTGTTGCATCAAGTACATGATCAAACCCTGCTGTTTTATCTGGATCACCGTTCTTATCATAGGCTTGGCGTTCTAACGACTCCACCAATTCTGGACAGGTTTGCGGATTCACCAAATACTTGCGCTCTTTAATCAATCTATTCATGGCTAATACACGATCCTTAACCGCAGGATTCGCAGGATTGACCATTATATTAAAACCAGCCTGTTTAAGTAAGGCTATATCACTCTCACTAGCGTTTTGTGATTTACGATTATTACCACTAGCATCTGGATAAATAAATACCTTATGCCCACTGTACTTAGACTTTATGACATTAATCATGGCAGGCGTATCAAATATGCTTGTTAGTTCATCTACGGCATGAGGATTATCGCCCCGCAATACATGAATTACAGCCGCCATTTTGGTAACATTAAAGTCCAAGCCAATGTGCAAAGGCTCGCCACTTATTATAATCTCATTCGATTGATTTAGTAACCTATCAAAATCAGCATAAACACTGCCAGCAGTAAGATTTACGAACTCACCATCTAGGTATGCGGCAAGCAAATTAGTTGAGTAGGTGTTTTGTAAGTTCTCAATGTAACCCTCTGGCAAGTTAGCCACATTGTCCATTGTGCAGGCTCTAAATATCTTATAGCCATCTTTTTTGTTCTTTACCCATCGATCATAGACAAATCTAAACCCCTCTGGGGTAGTGGCTACGGCTACTGTATTCTTAATGGCGCACTTTTGGCGGTTACGGGCTATGACTTTATTCCAGACTTCTCTTGCCTTGTCTATTGGTAATGTGTCTAGTTCATCTAGCAGGCTATGTGCGACCTCGTAACCCACGATCCTTTGAGGGTTTTCCATAGTGCGAAATATAATGCGCCCAGCGTTCTCAAATTCAATGTACGAACTCTGCTTGTTGATCTTGTACTGCCAGCCCTTACGCTCACATAACTCTGGAAATCGCTTAAAGGCAATGTCCTCGACCAGTGGGTAGGTTGGCAAGTAGTAGGCTACATCACAATCTTTAAAACTAGCCTTTAATGCCATGATCCTTGCTATGCCTGCGGCTGTCTTACCGCTACCAAATCCGCCTACAAAAGCTGGAAATGGCTCTAATGATGTGGCAAATGCTTTTTGCACTGCACTTAATGGCATTAGACAAACTCATCAATGCTAACGGATGGTAGTTCTGTTGTAGCTATGTTTGCAGAGATATCTTGCTTATCAGAATAGCCATGTTTGGTTAAGATCAGCTTGGCAATAGTAGAGTTCAAGTTGCCTGCTAGTGATCCGTTTAACAATTTATTCTCTTGTAAAGCAAGTATAGCCTCTAAAATGTCCGAAAATTCGTCATTCTTAGATGCGTAGTCATACATTGTGCTACGCCTTTTCCCAGTGTAGCAAGCCAATCCAGCAACGCTAGGTATAACATCACCAAATACTTGCCAATCGCCTAGAGCATACTTTTTAGCCAACTCTAATACATCTAGTAACTCGTTTGGTCTGCCTACTGGGTTTTTACTACTCATTATTTTTTAGCTTTCTTTTTAGCCTTTTCAGCAATAGACAATGCTATCGCAACTGCTTGGCTTTGTGATTTACCCGATTGAATCTCGGCTTTGATGTTTGAGTGAATGGTCTTTTGAGAATAACCTTTTTTGGTGGGCATATAAACTCCATAAGAAAGTAAGAGGTTTTCGTAACTAAGCGACCTCTGCGCTTACCCAACTTCGTCAAGGGGGCTAGGCTACTATTGAGCAATGTACTTTTGCTCATGTACGATCAAGTTAGCATAATTTTTATATAATGTAAATCACTTAAACCCTGTTACTTAATAACGATAATGTCTTATCTAACAATTCGACTTCAGTTCCGTAATTAGATTCAAATGCTAATTTACCAGAATGAACTGCCACCCCATGTCCGCCAGATCGATGATGTAGTGGGCAGAGTGGTATGGCTAAACTCCAATGGCTCTTTTTACCCATAGAGGCATTGCCAGACTTGATATGATGTATCTCTGCTGGTGAGTAGCCATGTCCAGCCACATGACAAGCAATACAGCCCAGTTGCGTAAGTTTGTCATAATGGTTGCGCTCATCTTTAGTCATATCATCAATTGCCTATGCACAATGCCTTTGACTGGGGTTATCTTGGTATATCCCATCATTAGCATTAGCTTTGGATCGTAATCCAAATCGCAAGTAGTAGGCTTTTCCTCTACTCTGGCATCTGGCATCCACTCATAAGGCTCAAAGTTAATTGTTTTGTAAGCGTAACCAGCTTGATTTGCCTCGGCTATCCTAATAGGGTTTTTAGATAGATACCCCTCATTGACTAGATTAAGCAGATGATGGTTTAGCCTTGTCTTAATTAAACTAACTTTTTCTGCCAACTCTGAAATGCTTAATTGTTGATCTGCACAGGCATTTAGAATTTCCTGCCGTTTGATAATTGATTCTGATCTTGTACACCGTTTCATAATACGCCCATTTGCTTTTGATTAAACTTACAACCATCACAGCCATGATCTATGATGTCCTGCTTGCTATATTGACAATCCCTAGTGAATATATAATCCCATGATGTTTTACCATCACTGTGATAAACCATATCGTTCTGGCATCTGTCTGGCACTAATTTACTATGGCATCCATTCATTTGTATATCCTATTGTTTACTTTTTATCTCTTGCAATTCTTTTTGTAAGTATTCAATTTGTTTATGCAACTGCTCTATTCGTTGATAGGCGGCATCTAATTCATTTTTTTCTGCTAATGTCATACCTGTGTCCTGTGGTTTACAATCTGTTAGTTATGTTGCCAATAAGTAACAGTGTTTAGTTCAAAACTAAACTAAAAGTGTAGACTTACGCATAAAATTAAACTCAAACATCCGCCAAACCGACTTTATTAAACCGCTTTGCAATATAGTCGCTACTATATTGAAATCTTTGCCAGCTTTTCATACAGTAGTACCAATATAAGTTGCTTTACTATCTTTAAATTGCACTTCAATGGCGCACTCTTGCCCTGCGTTTCCATTGATTAGCCTATAAAACCCGAAACACATAGCAACAATACAGATAAGTAGCAATGTTGCTACAATTACTATTGTTCTATCTGCTTTGCCAGAGCAGGTACATGATCTGCCTTGATTGCAATTTTGGTTACATCCCATAAAATTTCCCCTTTACATTGTTGCTGGGTTGTCTTTATTGACAATAGTCCAGCCTAAATAGTCATAAGAGCGCAAATACTTGCCAGACCATATTACATGGATTGCCATAGAATCATTTGTCC